CAAAGCGGTCATCTTTTCCTCTTATCTAGACTCAGTGAGTATTCTTGCTACTAAACTAGCTCAGAGCAGCATACAAGCTGTTAAGTACACCGGAGAAATGAACGCTAAAGAAAAAGAAACAGCAAAAGAATCTTTTCAAACACACCCTGACATAAGGGTACTAATTAGCTCAGATGCTGGAGGTTATGGTGTAGACTTGCCGCAAGCTAACCTTCTAGTTAACTATGATCAACCATGGTCAGCAGGGTTAGCTGTTCAAAGGAATGGACGTATACAGCGTACCTCTTCTAATTGGACAACGATCACAATTCAAGATATACTAGTTCAAGATTCCATCGAAGAAAGACAACACGACATGTTAAAACAAAAATCGAATGTCGCTAATGCAGTCCTTGATGGAATCGGAATAAACTCAAAAGGCGGGGTTGACTTAACGGTAGGTAGTCTGATAAACTTCTTAACTAACAACCTGTAACTAACAATCTATAAGGAGTAAGAAATGGCAAAAATTATTGAAGAAGAGGGTCGTCTTCCACAAGACCCGGAAGATTTCCAAGCAAACGCACGCGAGTACGTCCTTCTAAAGAAGACCTTAGAAGGGCTAGAAGCTCGTCAAAAAGAACTTCGTGAAAAGATATTCTCAAAGTTAGATCTAGAAGGTCAAGAGGATTCTTCTGGCAATATTTTCATTGAGCTAACTAAAGAAGTAGAGGGTGTTCGTGTTATTGAAAAACAACGCCGTACTGCTCGTAAACTAGATGAAAATATTGCGGAAGCAATGATCATTGAAAAAGGTTTAGAAGACACCCTGTATAAAACTATCCGTGTTATTGACGAGGACGCTATTATGGCTGCTCACTATAACGACCAGCTAACCGAAGATGAGATCGATCAAATGTTCCCTTCAAAGGTAACCTGGGCACTAATGACAAAAAAGAAGTAACAAACTCATGTCAGGTATACGTAGTGAAGAAGAGCTCTTAAAAGGATTTGAGGGTCTTGATCTTGTACCTGGATCTAAAAAAACACGCCGTCTAGCTTCAACTGAAGCAGGTAAAAAGCGTGGTAAACTTTCTAAAGAGTCAAATGGTTGGGATGAAAATCCTACTATTAAACTCTTGAAAGGAATAGAGACTGAGGTCTTCCCTATCAGTGCACTAGCTAAAGCACTTGATAAGCAGATCGTCACTATTCGCCTATGGGAAAAGAAAGGGTATATCCCAATCGCCCCATATCGTTTACGCTCTAAAAGTCTTAAAGGGAATAAAGTCATGGGCAATCGTGTTTACACACGTGTGCTTATTGAAATTACTGTCGAAGAGTTTACAAAGCGTGGACTACTCGGCTCTGCTCGCGTAGAATGGAGCCAACATCCGGACCTTACTGACGCACTTGTCAAAAGGTGGAAAGATGTGCTACAATAACAACTGAGAGTCAAATGACCTCATTACCAACCGAGACCGCAAGGCTCATTACCAATAAGGAGATAGTCAATATGGCTATTGAAAACCCACAAGTCGATGCAAACTTCTACCTAGAAGACGCAGAAGACGCAACCGCAAAGCACGGCACTTCCGTTCAATCAGGATGGGCAGCTGCAGAAGGATTGCTAAAGCCAAAGCGTGCTAACGGCAATTACCCAACCGAGTTCCGTTTTAGTGAGGAACTACAGCTTGTCCGTTTCTTGGACAATGAACCATACATGGTTTACCAGCTACACTGGATTGATCGTTCTGAAGGCAAGAAGTCTTTTGTCTGCCTAGGTGACGACTGTCCACTATGTACTATGCTTGGTGATAAGCCAAAGCCAAAGTTTGCATTTAACGTTCTTGTCCTTAGCGACGAGCAGCCTAACGTGCAAATCCTAACTGCTACAACTCCTCTAGCTCGCCAGTTGCAAGCTGCTAATAGCCACCCAGTTCGTGGTCCACTTAGCAAGTACTACTGGACCCTTGGTCGCCAGGGCACAGGTGCTTCTACACAGTATTCCCTAGAACGTGTAAAAGCTGCTGACCTTGCTGAAGAGTGGGACCTAGATCCAGAGAATGTTGAGGCAATTGCTTCATCAGCAGTTATGTATGGTCAAGAGGCTGTATACATCACTCCACGCGCTGAACTAATTCAGATCGCACGTTCTTTACTGAACTAACCACAAAACCCAGTAGTCTAAGGATTCTTCCTTTCTTGCTTTAGACTACTACCTCCGATGGGGGCTAAAGTGATTTGCTCCTTTAGCCCCCATCACCTCTTCCTAGGGACTTATGAACATTATTACTACTAAAGAACAACTCCAAGAGTTTGTCACCGCCTACATGGGCGTAGAAGCCTTTGCGTTCGATATAGAGACCATTGGAGAAAATAGGCTACATACAGTCATAAATGACGTTTGCTGGCTCTCATTCGCCACTGAAGGACGCGTTGACGTGATTCCTATGGGTCACCCAAATGGAGAGCTAATTGATTACACAAAGCCACTGTTACTGTCAGGAGAAAAGCGTCTGGCATCAGGTAAAGCACTACTTGAGTCCAGCTACTCCTCAGATAAAAGTAAGTGGATCCCTAACTTTACTGAGCCACCTGAACAGCTGACTCGTGCAGAAGTTTTTGCAGCCATCACTCCATTAATGTTTAGCGATAAGTTAAAGATTGGTCACAACATTAAGTTTGACTTAAAGTCTGTTGCTAAGTACTTCGGCGGCAAAGTTCCGTCTAAGCCTTACTTTGATACTCTAATGGCTACCTTTGTTATTGATAGCCAAGAAAAAGATTTAGGGCTAGCTGCCTGTGTTAAGCGTGAAGTGGGTACTGAAGTAGAAAAGGGTGTCGGAACAAATATTTCGCTCCACTCTTTTGAGGCAGTAGCCAAGTATTCTGGTATTGATGCTGAAGTAACCTGGGCACTTTACAAAGTATTGAACGCAAAACTTGATGATAAGTTACAGCGTGTCTGGCGTTTAGAGATGGATGTGCTATCCGCATTGTGTGATATGGAGCTTACTGGAGCGTACATTGATCAAGATGCTCTAAACATTCTTGCAGAAGAAATAGAAAAAGGAAAGCAAGAGGCAGAAGCACTGTGCTATAAGTTAGCAGGAAAGCCTTTCTCTATCAACTCTGTACAGGCAAAACAGAAACTGCTCTTTGGTTCGCTTGACGGTGCAAAACCTCGTCTAAAACCAAACGTTAATTTTAAAGCAGGATTGACTCCAAAAGGTCGCGAGGCACACAAAGCAGGACAGACGCTAAATGAAGCGCACTATTCTGTAAGTGCAGACGCTTTAGAGAACCTACGCGGTAAAGACGGTTTAGTAGACGCCCTTCTTCAGTACCAGGATTTAAACAAGCTAATGACCACATACGTAACTCCATATACTGGTGGAGAAGTAAAGCGTGTTACTAATGGAAAAGAAAAGATCACAGAACGCGAAAGTCTTTTAGTAAATGGGCGTGTTCACACTAACTTTAAATCTCATGGTGCGGAAACCGGTCGCTTCTCCTCTAGCGAACCTAACTTGCAAAACATCCCATCTTCAGGTGAGTACGGCACAATGATCCGTAATCTATTTGTTGCCCCACCCGGACATAAACTAGTTGTTGCTGACTACTCTCAAATTGAACCACGTATTATTGCAGCATTTAGTCAAGACCCTATTCTTATGCAGAACTATTTAGAAGGTGGCGATATATACACCACTATCGGCGATACTATGGGTGTAGACCGTAAAGCAGGTAAAGTGCTAGTACTAGCTATTTCATACGGTGTAGGACCAGATAAGATTGCTGCGTCTATTGGCTGTGGCGTGAATGAGGCTAAAAAGCTGCTACGTGACTTTGAAGCTAAGTTTTCCAGCATTCCAAGGTATAAAGGTCGTGTCGTGCGTAAGGCAAAAGAAGTAGAGCCAGTTCCTTACGTAGAGACTTTGTTTGGTCGTCGTCGTTACCTTCCAGACCTAAACCACCAAGATTTTGGATTGAAATCTCGCGCAGAACGTCAAGCGTTTAATACCAAGATCCAGGGTAGTGCAGCTGATATCATGAAGTTAGCTCTTATTAGGGCACACTCATGCTTTGTGAACGCACCTGAAACTAATGTCATTTTGACAGTTCACGATGAACTTGTTACAATTACACCAGAAGAATTTGCGGATGAAACAGCAGAAGCAATTCGTATTTCTATGGAAGGTATCAAAGTAAACCAAATTACAGTTCCGCTTATTGCTGATGTAAAGATAGTAGATAAGTGGGGAGAGGCTAAATAATGTCAGAAGTATTTATTTGCACAAGTTGCTACGTAACAGAAGGTGCCGATGATGGAGGCGACTACTGTGACTTTTGTGAATCGTACAAGTATTTTGCTTGGGTAGAATCAGATGATGATGATGACTATCTTTAAGAAAAAGAAGAAAAACCGTGTACCACCTATGGCTGAAATAAACAACCGTATTCGTGGATTTATAATGGACTCTCAAATACAAAATAGTCATGAAATCGCTCATATCCTAGGTCTCCCAGCAATCAGCGATGAAATTGCAGAGAAAGAAGAACAGGTTAGTGATGACCGTGTAGAACGCATAGAGTACCTTATACCAATCCTGTATGCTCATGCCCATACATTAGCTGAGGCATCTATAGAATATCAGAAATCAAACGTAGAGGATCTTGACGGTCTTCCAAAAGAGATGTGGGTTTTTGGTCGCAAGTTACTAGAGCAAGTCTCACTATCAGCTTTAATAGGATCCACCTCACAATTAATAGACATGGGATTACTGACAATTCCAAAAAGGATAAAGAAATGAACACAAGCCAACCAGCTTCTATGACAGACATCGCATTTGATACAGGGGCTATTGCTGAGCGTAGTCGTATTATTAACTTACTACTTGAACTGGACGTAATTAGGCGTTGCGGTGCAACAGACAAGCTTGTTGCTTTTGACACTAATGGAGAAAAAGTAGTCTACCTAAATGGATTGGAAAAGTAAATGAATAACGCAGATTGGTGGGCTAAAAAATTAGGCAATGCCCCGCAGGTACCCCAGGGTCGTCCAGATCCTACTCCACAGATGCCACCTAGCCAGCAACCAATGGCTCCGATGCCTTCCTTTCAACAGCCGCAAAATGACCTTGCAAGGCTGGCTCCGTCCTCTCAAAGCACTGCTTCGTGTCCTGACTGCGGGTCGGGCAACTTTATGGCTCCTACGGCGCAAATCGCGCCACGGTGTTATGATTGCGGGTATCCCGTACAGCAGTCCGGTGGGCGTTATGGGTCGCTTGCGGGTGCTCGTGTTGAGGGCTCGGTACAACAAGCAACAGGAA